CATCAATGTATGGTATTCATGTCGTATTTCGCGCATGCGTAATATACGTTCAACTTGTGGTTGAGTTTCTGGCATTCTGACTTTTTCGCGTTCGAAAAGGACATGTTCTCTGTGTTTTTTGTATTCTATATTTCTGAATCGTTTTGTGCAGAATGAGTCTACAAACCCTCTATTAAATTCATGTTTACATTTCATGCAGTGTGCATTTTCAACGTTTGATAATAGGTATGTTTGTATACAAGTTTTGCAAGATTCAAAATTACAAAATGGACATGTCACATTTTTACGTGTTGTTTTATTAAATTTTTCACAACATACAGAACAACATGTGTTCATACTTAAATAAAAATATGATTTTTTTCTTTAACTTTTTTTTTCGCTTATATAAGTAATATGCTATTGCGTAAATTTAATGACTCGGAGTACGAACCACATATACAGGAATTTCTGAAGGAATATTATAACGCAAAGTTTCCATACTTTTCTTTAAAAAACGGGTGTTTAGGTATAATACCTAGATTTCCCAAACTTATTAGATTAGGTAAGTGTAATTTAATAAGAAGGAGTATGCGTTCTAAGATAAGACATGTAACACCGACAAGTATTTTGTTCGTGAACATGTCAGATAAAAGAATAAAAGTTATTGTTGAGGGTAGATGTACAAAAATGACAGGTTGTGGTATAGGTGCAATGGGAAACAGTATAAGTATGAGCGTGGACCCTTCTGAAAATAAGAAGCAAAAGTGTATAATAGAACCTAAATTATCTGAAAATGGTTACCTTAATAAATTCAAAAAGAAACGGTGGTTCCAAAGATTAATGTTCAATGATGATCACGATACAACCGTGAAAGTGTCGGCGTGTTTGAGAGCATCTAGTGCATTAATAGATCCATGTACATATACGTATTATTTAACCGTATATACTTTATACGAAAATGGTAAAGAGGACGAACCAATCATGGAGGAAATATTACACCATTCAAATTGTGATATCGTTTTCAAGGATAAACACGTCAATCCAAGTGGCCTTGAAAAATGGATGAAACAAGAAAGTTGTTAATAATCAATTTCACTTCCAAAACACTTGATGGTTACTTCACCTTGTTGGTTTTCAATGATATATTCCCTAATTGCCTTTTCGTTATTATCTTCATTATTGAATTTTAGGTTTTTCGTGAGTTTACCTTTATGATATACGACGGCGTTATATTTTTCGCCGTCGGGAAGGTATACTCGTGTTATTTTTGATTTCGATGTTGGGTCCCATACCTCACGTAACCTAATACCATACTTCTTTCTAACGCGAACGAGCATATCTTCTGGGTCTCCTGTAATTTGACCCGATTTGTTTCCGGGAACAATAGTTTTTATCTTTTTTTGATCACTAATAGAATTTGCGTAGACTTTCGTTATGGACGATAGACCTCTGTGCATGTTTTATTATTGATTAGAATATTTCTTTTATGTATGTTTTGTTATTTAATTAACCCACTTTTGTTTTTGTAATTTTAATACTTTACTATTAAAATTTTTCTTAATTTGGTTCAAATTAGTTTGGGTTTTACTTTTATTCACTTTTTGTGTAAAGTTTCTTTTGGTGTTTTTAAGTACCTGAGTAGCAGCACCTTGTTGCTTTGCGTTTACAGTTGGTTTCATTTTTTTCTCAATTTCACTCACTAGATTTTCTTTTTTCTTTTTAAGTGTATTGTTTGTCGTCATTGTATTTATTAACTTTGCTTGAACTCGTTTTCTTTCGCGGTTCGTTACTTCTTTCTCATCTTGTTTCTTCTTTATCTTCGCACTTATGTTTTTGTTTATATTTTTTCGAATTCTTTCAAACGCCTGGTTTGCACTCATTCCCTGACTTCCCGTAAATATACCTATTCGCCATTGTTTAAGGTTTGCCTGATCTATATATTTCTTACGATCAGCTCTCGACATATTAGGATCCTTTTTAGAAATATAATTTGCGAGTTTTTTCTTAACTTCTTGTCGTTTCTTTCTATTTTCCGCCTCGTTATAATTACCGTTTAACTTTTCAGATTTTATTGTTTGTTCAATACTTGGTGCGACATTTTTAATTGGAACACTATAATTTTTGAGTTGGTTAAGTAATTTATTTTTAACTTTTTGGTCCATTTGTACCGACTTAACCTTTTTAATAAGCGAAGCGCGTAACTGTCGATTTTGTGCCGCGGCCTTTTTATTAGCATTTCTTCTTTCTTTTTCTATTATAGCTGCGTTTGCAAGTTCCTTAGCTTGTTTTTTCTTACCGGCTTCTAATACCGCATTTCTTCTTTCTTTTTCAGCTTTAGCTGCATTTGCAAGTTCCTTAGCTTGTTTTTTCTTAGCGGCTTCTAATATCGCATTTCTTCTTTCTTTTTCAGCTTTAGCTGCATTTGCAAGCGCATTAGCCTGTTTTTGCTTAGATTCCTCTAAGTTAGCAAGTTTTCTTTTTTCTGCTTCTTGATTGATACGTTTAACCTTATTTGGGGATTTGAGTATTTCTTTCTTTTTATCGTCAATTATTTTCTTAGCTTCTCCCTTTGCTACACTTACATTTTTACCTCGTAAATGGACGTGGTTGTGTAGTAAAGATATACTTCGTATTTTCATAATGTTTTCGTAACTCAATCTTGGGTTAGCTTGGTTTTTGAGAAACTGTTCAAACTCTTTAAGAGACTCTTGGCGTTTTTGTAAATTAGCTTGTATTTCAGCTTCTTTTTTATTAATTTTATTTTGTTTATTCTTGTCTTTTTTATTTATTTTGGCTTGTTTATTTTCCCTATTTTTTTGTATTTTTCGGATTGCGGCGTTAGCATTATTCATGGTTTTATATTTGACGTTTGAACTAAAGAACCCTTTTGTTTTTCGAGTTTCGAAGTTCGAAATAATTTTTTGAACTTTAGGATCGTTGAGTTTATTTTGATGCGTATTTCTTAAAGCAATTGCACCTGTTTGTTTCTGAGCGAGGTTGTTAGCGTTATTTTTGTTTGCCTTAGCCTTAGCATTATTATCGGCTTGTTTCTGAACGAGATTATTCAATTCTTTATCGGCCTTTTTATAATTTATGGTACCTTTATTAAACGCGTTAAGTACGGGTTTCGAAACGGTATTGAACGTATTACCGTACGAACCTTTATACGTTTCAACTTTACGTTCTAACTTTTCTTTGTTTTTTATTTTTTGTTCCGCAATTAAACCCTTATTCTTTTTTATCTTTTCAATGGCCTCCTTAACCTTCTCAATATTAGCGTATTCCGATTTACCGTTGACATAGTTTTTGAGTATTGTGTTTACATTGGTATTGATATTACCTTCCTCGTTGTTTCTAATGTCTTGTACTTCTTCTTCGCGTTTTTGTTTTTCTTGTTTTCTCATTTCAACGAGTTCGTCAATATTTGTATTTGTCGATGTTGGATTTTTAATAAGGTCAATGAGGGTTTTGTTAGTAAGATTTAAACCTTTTGCCTTTGCATATTGTGCGAGAGATTCACGTCTTTTTTTTTCATCACCGTTAATAGCAAGTTTAAGTAACTTTTGTATTTTTTTCTCTACACCGTCAATGTTTTTAGCCGCAAATGGTTTTTGTTCGATGAACCTTTCTGCTACTTTCCTAACGGCTGGATTCGTTTTAATACGTTGGAACCTATTTTGTTGTAATAGAGTTAAAACGAGTTGTTTTCTAGCTTCTTTTTCCTCCTTTTCCTGTTTCTCTTTTTCCTCCTTGTTAAGTTTTTTCTGTTCATTTTTAGCATTTCTATTTGCTTTTTTCTGGTCTTTTCTTTCTTTAGCTTCTCTATCTAAACGTTCTTTTGTTTTTTTAGCACTTCTATTTGCCTTGACTTTAGCATTTCTATTTGAAATTTCCTTTTCAACGTCAGCAATTGAAGCATACATGGGTCCGTTACCATTTTTTGTACCGCGAAATATCAAACCAGTCCTAACCTGTTTTTTCTTACCGTTTACGTAATTCGAAATAATTTTATTTTTATTCTCATTGCTTACGTCATTATACTTGTTATACGTGCTTCTTAACGTATTACCTTCAGTTTTACGTTTATTCGCGTTATTCTTATTTTGTTGTTCTTTTAAATTTTTACTAACTTGGTTACGAATCTTTGTTTTTATATTTGCTAAATTAGTACCATTATTAAGCATTTTTAGGAACCCGTTTCTTATAGATTGATTTGCGATTTCATTGTCGTTTAGGTATTCATTTAATTCCTTTTCCTGTTCCTTTTTAAAATTCGCATTCAAGTTTCTCACTGGGATATTGTTTCTACGCGGTTGGGGTTCTGTAATAGTAGCTGGAGACGGTGGTATAGTGTTTCTACGCGTTTGGGGCGTTTGTGGTTCTGGTGTAGTTTGTTGTCTACTGAAAGCTGATCGAGCACCTCTTATTATAGGTGTTTTTGGACTCGTAGGTGATTGTATATTTTTGTTGGGTGTAATTTTATAGTATTTTTTCTTTTCTTTTTCGTATTTAGGTTTAAAGTTATTATACGATTCGTTAATTTTACCTTGCGAAGTTAGTTTTTTATACGCGTTTTCAGGTGTGTTAGAATAAAATCGAGTTTTTTCGGTTTCACGCGATGATAATTCGTTAGAAGATATGATTCTATTTTTATTCCGTGGGAAATATCTATCGTACATGGAATTATAATTCCTTTTTCTTTGTCTCGTAGTTTCTTCATTAATAACCTTACTTTTTGTGAATATACCAGGTTTATAATTATTAGTATTTTGTTTAAAGGGTACACGTGCAGCTTTGAAACTAAGTTTTTTGTTAGAAATATTATTACTATTTTCGTTTCTATTTACATTCGTGTTTTCATTTCTATTTACATTCATGTTTTCATTTCTATTCACGTTTCCGTTTTCGTTTCCGTTTCCATTATAATTAAACGTCGTGTTAGAGTTAGTAGTGTAACTTTTTTCCGTTTTCTTTTTAGGAATAATCCTGAGCCTGATTGGTTCGTGTATATTTAAACCATGAAGACGGTGACCTATTATGTTAACCAACTGTGCCTTTGTTAGTCTAGAATCGGCATGTCTTGCTATACCTACTTTTTTTGCAATTCGACGTAAAGATGCTATTTTTGTTGTTGGACTGAATAACTTTTCGAAATCTGAACGTGATATTGGTGATTTTCTATCCATTAAAAATGATCTATCTGAACTCATTATGAGCGGTGGTAAGGGTAATTTACCATCCTGGATAGTTGAATAAACATCGCATATTTGACTTCGTGTTAATTTTAAGTCCGTGCCTATATTTTGTTTGATTAGTGTCTTGAGATTTTGTATATTTATCTCTGGATCACACGCGTCCATATTGTTATAAACCAACAAAAAAGTTTATAACAATATTTTTTATGTTTCCATACCGGTTAAATAAAGTTTCATTTTTTCTTCATACGACATGTTAAAATTAAAAACATCTATCTGTCCTATATCTATATCAATTATTTTACTATTTTTTATAACGTTTTGGTTCCTGTTATTTAGTGTAGAAGCTATGAGCGCTTCTGCAAATTGTTTAGGGCTTTTTATATCCTCTATAAATTCGGGTTCCATTTTCATACGAATACATAGTATCTTTTCTGGTTTTTTATCGAGGAATGGTACTGTAGGTAATGTTTCCAGTGTACCTCCGTCTACGTATACTAAACCTTCGTATCTATACGATGAGAATATGAATGGTATAGCTATACTCATACACAAAGCATCTACGATTTTCATATTTGGGTGTGTATCTTTGGAAAAATAAACGGTTTTGGATGTATTTACACAAAATGCCGATATGTAAATTTTTTTGTCGAGATCTGAAAACGTTGGATCTGATTCTAATATTTCGGTGAATTTTTCTCGTATAGGTTTTAGATCAACTAATCCGTATTTATTCATAAAACATTTTAAGTTAAGTTTAACTAACTTGTTACCTTCAAGATCAGCTAATTTTTCTAATATATCATCTATACTAAACCCTAAAGCTAAAAATACAATTATTATAGCACCCGCGGAAGCACCTGAATACTCTTTTACGTTATTTAATGATTTTTCTATAGTTTTAAGGTATCCTAAAATTGAAAACACACCCATTGCACCCGGGCCTATAGCAAGATATTCCATGCTTTCGTTTTCGCTTAATAGTATTGAGGAAATTGCTTTCTTAAAAGAGCGAAGGCGAGTGCGAAGACGATTGTGTGTACCAAAGCTGCTTGTATACTTGTTTGACCTGACATCAAAAGACCCTTGGACCCTGGTGGGATACTTAAAAGTATACCTGGGCTGAGTAGTATGAAGAGTAGTGTTGTGACTACGAGATCGGTTTGTGTAAGAACAAGACCCAACGCTTTCGAAATCGTTGAAAATGCGAGAAAGAATACGAGGGCGTGGAATAGAACTGCTGTCCGTCCCGTAAGACCATCTCTGAACGCAATTTGTGAACCATTTGTTCTGAGAAGAATACCGGGACTGAGTGCTAAAAAAAGCGAAGCTGGTATAGTAACCTTTTGTGATGTAATGTCTGGCAACATGTTTGTATATATATATTATTTACATTATTATCTACATTTTAGAATTGTTATAGCAAAATTCTACAAAATCGTTATAATTTGCATAGTTTAAAATACGATGTGATAAAACTGCATCGTATAGATACTGTTGTAGTATCCCCCACATATAACGGAGTTCATCCTGGTGTTGTAATTCCCAGTCGTTTATATGTAGAGGTTCTTCGTGATAAAATTCGTCTTCAACATCACTATTATCGGCTTCATTGCCATTCATAGCTTCGTAGACGTATTGATTCCAAACCATTTTAAATATTTATTCTTGTTTCTTCTCTTTTAGGCCTGTAAGTGAGAGTGATGTAGATTCCTTTGTTGGTAAGTTTTCTAGTATAACCTTTAAGCAACTTTCGGCCTGTTGTTCGTTTCCGTTAAAATATGTGGTGAGACCTTCTTTTACTGAGGTCTTATTTAAACCTGTTTTTCTGGAACTTTTTCTAACTGAAATTTTACCCTTTTTAAGGTTAATGACGTCTAAACCGTTATCTGTCATGAGTTTTTTAACTTGTAACTTTAACGACTTTTCGGCCTGGACTAAGATTTTAATATCTTCTTTGGCTTCTGTAATTTGCTTGCTGAGTTCAACCAATTTAGAGACGCTGTTTGAAAGTTCTTCAGATGGAGTTTCTGACATGATATTTTATATACTATTATATGTATTTCTTTAAATAACTATTTAACACAAGGGACGACGCATTGTATCTGGGGCGATAGTGGAGTTATTCCACACGAATGGTTCTTTTGGGTTTGGTGGGTCGGCACGAACTTGTTGATTACCGTTTCTCATGGCACCACCAACTGTTTCTGGGAAACCGATTTGTTGGCGTGGTTCAAGAAAGTTTTGACCTGCGAGTACATCTTCTGGTGCAAATTCACCAAAATCTTCCTGAGACGCAATTTCTTTTGGGAGTAGGGAGGAAGCCAATCCTGTACCGGCTTTCATTTCACAGTTTGGGGCACTTTCCTGTTCTTCTGCGCCGTTTGTAGCGGGTTTTTCTGCGGCTGGTTCAGCGCCGATTGGGAACCCTTGATCCTCTACGGAATATTTTGATGTGGTGCATGTGGCAATCCAATAGATCGCGACTGCTATGGCAATGGCAAGCAAAACATTTCTTGGAGAAATTCTGTTATACTTCATCTTTTATATATACTAAATAAATTTTTTTATTTTGAGACGGTTTCGTCTTCAAACATATATTCTTCTGGGTATGCCTCGACTGGGTGTTCTGGTTCTGGTTCTGGTTCTGGTTCTGGCGGCGGTGGTTTTTCTTCTTCATGAATTTTCACCTGAACAAGATTCCATGACGGACCAAATGCCTTTTTTGCAAACCAGAGCCCTGAAAATTCTACAAAAACGGAGCATACGTTATCTTCTTTCAGTGTATCAAAATCAACCGGTTGTTTTTGTGAATCGAAAATACGTGTTGCGTTTATACGGTCTACTGATAATTCGTCATCTTTCATATACGCATTTGTAATGGTTTTATCCGGAAGTTTTTTACCGAACCATTCCTTACTATTCTTTAGTGCGGATTGAATGTTTGATGCATGTATAGTTTCAAGTTTCGCCTGATTATCTTCACCTGTAACATTGAATGAAACTTCTCCTGAGTTTGTATCTACATCGGATACTTTAACACCTGTTAATTGGATCAAACATCTCTTTTTTTCTTCCGTGAGTGCTCTAACATGGTACATTCCATCTTCACCCTTTTGTGGCGTATCGTAAATCATTTTTATATATTACATTGGTTTCAATTCTTTAAACCAATAAATGGTATCATAGCAGATTTTTCGAGTATAGGTTTTGGAACCCATTGGTCACGAATTGGTTTAAACCCGTATAGGGTTTCTTCCATATTTACATTATTTATTTTCGATGGTAAAGGCCTTGGTTTAATTGGTCTAAAATTCATTTCGTTACGTACATAGTTTTGGTTTGGATTTGGTTTCCATTTCATTTTTTCTAAATTAAATATCTGATTAGATTGTGTTCGTAAATAGTTAGGTGGCGTTTTCATTTCGTTATGGTTTGATTTTAACCCGTAAAATATATCTTTACTCAGTTTTGGTTTGGACGGTGTTGTTGTGGAGAGCTTATACTTTTGTGGATTGATCTTTGCAGCTTTTTTAATTACACTTGGTCCCACCTTTGTATACGTTCGGAACGTGTGTGCAGGTTTACCGAGTTTAATACCGACCTTCTTTGCGATTTTATCCATAGAATCCGTACTCAAAATTTTCTTTTTTGACATTTTTCTTGCGAGTAAAATCATGCGTTTGCGATCCTTTTCTTTTTTATCTGGTCTAAGACCTATTTTTTGCATAATGTATATATCTTCAATAAGATAGTGTTTCGTAGGTATTTGTAAATATTTATATGTTTTTCGATAAGAGATATTTCTATTATCATTTGGGTATGTAATTTGTGCACCACTGGTAAGATTTACCTTTGCGACATTATATCCTAGTTGTTTTGGACGCATAAATGCAATATCGAGAATACCACCAAAATTCATGTCTTCGAGTTTTCCTAATTTTATATTGAATAGCCGAAATTTCATATCTAACGTAAACAATTCAACGTCAATGAGTGTATTAGAAGCACCCTTTACGTTTTTACGTTTTGGTAGTAATGTATACCTTCGTGTAACATGATACCCCTTAGATCCTTTACTTGTAGCGCTTGTTAGACCAATATACTTCGCAATTTTGTATACCCAGTTTGTTCTATATGCTGTATTTTTTTCGTTATTTAAAATTTTATACTTACCTGTACCAGTGAAATATTTGTTTGTTTCTCTAAGAACTGTATCTATTATTTTATAATTATCACGTTGTGCTATTTCCCCGAGTTTATTCCAAAGTAGAAGTTTAACGGCTTGTAATTTCCCAAAATACTTATCATCCGGTTTCATTTTTGGTACAAATTTTGTATCAATATCAGATGTTATTATTCTATCATCCATGTCTAGATAGAAGTTTACAGCTTCGCCACCACTAATCATTAAATCACCCATAGGTTTAAGAAATTTCGAAAGGTCCTCTATAATATCGTGTAACAATGGACGTATTGATTCCGTGACGAGTACCTTGGCAGCTTCTTCGAATGTTTCGTTTGGGTAAAGTCTTTGTACACGAGTTCTAAACTTTTTAATGTTTTCTCTCGAGTATTCTGAAATGTATTTATAAAGTGCTTTATCACCAAAACATACTTTTGCCTTTATCCAATCCTCTAATGTTTTATTAGAAAAATCATTGAATAAATAATAATAATTTTTAGGTAACTTTTTGACATTCTTTTCTGGTAAAATATCACCAGATTTCAATGGTTTTTTATTAGTATCCGGTTTCTTAGTTACCATTATTATATTATGTATATAATAATATGGATTGTCAGAGTGATGAAAATAAATGTGATGAAATATTTGGTGAGTGTAGATGTTATGCCGATCTAAATTCAGACGAGCCTAAATCTAATCAGGTTTGTGGTATACTTAAAAAAGGGTATGTCATTCCATGTAAATTGGGCTGCTGCGACGGAGGATGTCCTGGTCAGTGTAAAGGGTCTATACCCCGGGAACCGTATTCGTTTGGGTATTTTAATTTACCTAATGTACATGATTTTATTAGTTTATTTAGGTGGTTGTTTATTATTATTATATTGCTCACCCTTACCAGTACAATTATTGTATATAGGAAACGAACTTAAAGATACAGGTATAATGTACTATATAACAACATGACCTGTAACGACGAACATTGCGAACAAATTTTAAGCGAACTTGCATCTATTAGATCTGATATCAAATCTCTTTCTAAGATTGTTAGAAAAATTAAGGCTAAACAAGATGATCCGACAGGTGAAAAGGCAGCATCTCGTGCTAAGAATAATGGGTTTAACCGTAAACAAGCTATTTCCGAGAAACTTCGTAAATTTCTCGATCTCCCAGAAGGAGAACTTGTTTCTAGAAGTACTGTCACCCGTGCTATTAACAAGTATGTGACTGAAAATAGTCTTAAGCACCCAGATAATGGACGTATTCTTATGCTTGATGATAAGTTGAAAGATCTTCTTCAACCACCTGAAGATGTTCAGATTACATTTTTGAATCTTCAAAAATATTTAAGTCCACACTATACTCGAGTAGAAAGTGAGAAATAATCAACTTAAGTAAGTTAAAACTAACTTAAAAATATAAACATATAATATAATAAAAACATGATTATCGATAGAGAAACTATCGAAAACCTTGTTGGTACAAAAATATCTAAGATAGATTTGTACCAAAAAGCATTTACACATAAATCAGCATTGAAAGAGAATGAAAAGTTAGACGGATCGTTTGAAACTTTAGAGTTTATTGGTGATTCTGTTCTCGGTTTTGTTATAACTAAATTTTTATTCGATAGGTATGAAAATAAACAGGAAGGTTTTCTCACGAAGGCGCGTACAAAACTTGTAAGAGGTGAAACTCTTGCTAATATTGCAACGAAACTTAAACTTTATAATTGGGTTCAGATGGATGAAAAGGGTATGCGTAATCAATGGAATAAGAATCCAAAAATTTTAGAAGACGTTTTTGAATCACTTGTTGGTGCAATATACATGGATCTTGGTTTACTTCATGCAAAACAATTCATTTTGAATATATACACAAACCCAGAATATGTTAATATGAATTGTATAATGATAGATGACAACTTTAAAGATCATCTCATGCGATACTGTCAAACAAATAATTTATCTTTACCAGATTATCGAGTTGTTTCCCATGATAATGGTATTTTCTATATAGATGTGTATGTTGATAATATGTTTTT